CGGCTTGCGTGCGCGCGGAACCGGTGTAGCCAGCGAAGTACTGGACGATGAACCCAGTGTTGGTTTGCGGCGCAGAGCCAGCGCTGGTGATGTTGTACTGGATGGCGACTTGCGCTGCTGTTGGCGTGGCTGGTTGGACTACGTTGACAGTGAAGACCATCGCACCAGGAGCAAGCGTCCCGCCATTGATCGTGATTTGAGTGAAGTTGCCAATGGTCGTGATGCCGCATTGCCATGTGCCAGAGAGGCGGATCAGGGTGTCGTTGTCCGTGGCACAGATTTGGTCGATCAGTGCAGTGGGAGTTACGTCCTTGAGTAGCGTGCCAGCGGTATCGTTCCATTCAGCAACGTCACCGAGGACAGAGGTGACTGGGCCTCTGACAGTACCGGCAATGGTTCCAGGGATGACGACCTGAGCAGGCGGTGCTGGGAAGAGGGTGTCGTTCCCGCAGACTGTCCCAGGCTGGAACACGCCAGAGCATTGCGCGAACGCGGGCGTTGGGGATAGCGCAAGTGCCAGCAGGAGCAGGAGGCGTTTCATTGAATCGTTCCCCAGGAATTGGCGCCGCTGTTGGGAAAGAGAGAGTAGCCAGAGTAAGGAGAGGTGATTTGGACGGACGGAAGCCCGAAGATTTTTTCAGTGCCGAAGGGTTGGATGGTGATTGGGAACGCGCCAGCTTGACCACCCACGTCGATGATGAAGATGGCAGCGCGGACGAACAGGCCAGGGACTGAGCCAGCTACTTGCGGTGGACCGGGGATGTGGAGGGATGGGAGGATGATGATGGTCCCTGGCGCGGCCACGTTGACTTGCACGAAGTTGATACTGAGGTCCATCGGGTAGGTGCCAGGGAGCGTGATCCCAAGGATGTTCTTGACAGGGATACGCACCCAACCAACCGAGGGGCCGTAGTAGGCTTGGCCCCACTCACGGTTGATCCCACCACGGTCTAGGTCTCGTTGCTGCGCCGGTGTCTCATTGACCATCACGGCCTCCGGAGATTACCGGCGATCTTGATTGGCTGCTTTGCACCGAGCTTGGCTTGTTCGGCAGCGAGCGATGCCTTCTCAAGGTCTTCGGCGGTCGGGTTTGGTGGGAGTGGTTCGTCGTCATCGACAGGCGCAGCAGCAGCAGGACGCTCGCCAACGAGTTGGGCCTGCAAGGCGATGTTGGCACTGGCGAGATCAGAGACAAGCTTCTCTAGCTTGGCAAGACGGTCGCTGTCGATGTTGTTCATCGAGACAGGGTTCATCGTTGGCATTGGCGCGCGCGAGGCGGCGGCTTGCAGTTGCTTTTCGAGGGACTCGAGCAGGGACTGGGAGTAATTGCCCGGCAGCGAGTCGATCGGGTGTATCCACGAAGCGGAGAGCTCTTGTACTCTCACTCTGGCTTCCTCATCCAACGGGATCATATCTGGGGTAGGATCACCTTCGAAGATGATGTCAAGTGGGAAGCGCTCGTCGGGCTTTGACGCGACGATGATCTCACCGGGATAGTTGTGACAGGCATTGTCTCGTGGTTCGAGGAGCATTGGGACCTTGAACCTTCGACGGACCATGCGATTGTTCACGAGCGATTGCTCAGTGTACTCCCATTCAGTAGGCGAGCCATCCCATTGAAGGGCGTTGATGTAGTGAGCGGAGTTGAGACGATATCGAGCCATGAGGGTTCCTTTCAGCGAACGCGACGGCAACGCAGGGTGCCGAAGGCGACATCAGTGGAGACGGTGAAGATATCTTGAACAACAGCGAAGATTGGCGTGCTGCTAGCGAGGGAGAACCGAACGATCGGCGTTAATCCAGTGTAGGAGACGCCGTTGGGGTTTGGTGTTGAGACTGACGGAGGGACGGTGTAAGCGGAGGCATTTGTAGCGAACTGAAGAACGCTAGCAGGGCTCGTGCTAATGGCAGTGGTCATGCTAGTGACGGAGGTACCAGCGCCAAGGGTACGAGTGGAGTTGACTGAGCAATCCCAGTCACCGGGAGTTAGGGTGACAGTGGTCATATTGGCACTGACGCCAGTCAGGAGTGGGATGGCCGAGCCAGCAACGATAGTGGAGACGATGTACTCGCCCACGTTACCAGGGGCCGCGTTGTCAGAGGTGGCTGTGCCGGGGATTTGACCAGCTTGGACTGGTGCAAGGCCAAGGGTCTGGGCCAGCCAGTTGTTGCCGGTTACCGGCCAGAGGAAGAGATGGGCGCCGGGGTTATTGACGGTTACTGGCGCGTTGAGCGCGTTGTTGATGCGATCGCCAGCCTGTGGAGTGACGGTTAGAGTGTTGGTCGAGGTGATCGCGTTGACCGCGTCGACGATCTCGAGGGTGTAAGAGGTGGGGCCTTGCGGACCGGTCGATTGGCCGATCTGCGTGCTGCCAACGAACGGTAGGGTGATCGTGCGCGGGGAAGTGAGCGGGCAAGTGAGAATGATCCGCGTGTCTGTGTTGGTGACAGCGTAGTTGGCGTCACAGACGTTGGTGGATGGGTCAACTGCGAACGCGGGGGAAGTCGCGAGCAGGAACCCAAGTGCGAGAAGCTTCTTCATGAGTTCCTCCTTAATGGAACTGGCTGATCCAGACGATGCCGCTGAAGGTAGCAACGGATGGTCCGACACAGACATCAGTGGGCGGGGTTGTGAGTGGGATGCTGATTACAGCGTAGGGGACATGGTCGACCAAGGGCGAGGAAGAGTTGACAGCGAGGTTGGGCGTGAGGACCGTGTTGTTTGTGCCGCAGTTTGTCCCACTGCCCGAGGTGATGTCGACGGTGCCCGTTGCGCCTGTGTTGGTGAACTCCCAACCACAGATCACGATGGTTGCACCAGCTTGACCAGTGACGATGCGCGACTGGCCGATCGTGCCAACAGGGACCTGTGCTGCTTGGTTGCAGAGGATCGCGTTGGCAGGGCCGACCTGCGCGAGGGCCTGGGCTGGCGCAAGGCCCAGGAAAAGACAAAGCGCCAGTCCAAGTTTTCTCATGTCAGCCTCAGTTTTGCACGACGACGCCAGAGGGGTATCCACCCATGACGTTGTTGGCGTTGACGTTGTACATCTGATCCATGCGATCGAGAACGATCATGGACTGGATGGTGCCGGCGGTGCCTGCTGCGCCAGCGATGGCGTAGGACATGCGGAGGAAGCGAGGGACCGGGATGCCAGCTGGCGGTCGGGGCATGTCCATATCGTAGAGACGTGCACCAGCGCCGAGGACACCAACAGCGTACGCGGGAGACTGCCACCAAGTCGTGAAGGCACCCGGTGCGCCAGAGCCGTTGTCAGGCGCGCCTTGCAATGCAACTTGCAGGGTTGCGCCAACGCCGACCATGGCGGTGGTGACTTGGACGAGGAGCGTGAGTGCCGGGTCATCACCGATGCCCATGTCCCTCGCGCCTTGGCCTGCCGTAAGGATTGGCACGCCAGGAGGAGCAAGGATGTGCAGGTCGATGATGTTGGTAGAGTTGTAGGTACCGATTGCTTGCGCGAGATTGAACGCAGCATCGAACTGAAGCAGGGCGTCTAAGATCATCTGAGGTTCTCCTTAGATGGTTGCTTCGAAGTTGCCAATAGCATCACAAGTACGAATTGGGATGCCGCGGAAGGTGGTGATGGGCTTGCCATCGAACTCTTCGATGCGAAGGAGAACGTTGGTTTTGTTCATCGCCTGTAGGTCGAGGTAGGTACGGATGACGCGGTTGCAGTAGATCACGGTCCGGCCCATCGACGCGCGGACTTGGTCCGTGTCGGAGGTTTGGATCGTGGTCGCGGTCGTCGGCGCAGTCGGCAGGCGGTAGAGTGCACGAACCAAGAGATTGATCAGGTTCGCTGCGCTAACGCCAGAGAGCTGCGTCGTGTCCACGTTGGCGATACGAACGACATAGCGCCAGTCGCGGAGGACCAGACCGATTTCCCACTTGAAGTGATCACGATAGGCTTGGTAGGTGTTGCCAGAACCATCGGTCACTGGCCACTCGCCCATGTCCCGGTGCTGAAGCCCGGTGATCTTGCCTTTGGGGAAAGTAGCGTGCAAGGTGTCGTCGCCCCAAACACCAACCCACAGGGAGGTGTTGTTGTTCACGAGGCCACCGCCAGTGAGGACGTTGGCGGCAGTGAGAGACGCACCAGGGCCAGTCGTGAGCGAGGTCGAGTAGCGTGGAGCAAGACCAGTAAACCGCTCAGGGTTGATGAACTGGTTGCCGTAGATGAGGGTCTGTGCAACCTGCTGCGACATACCTTCGAGGAAGGCCTTGACTTCCGAAAGCCGGAACTCTGCCGTGTTGCCGTTGAGGTCGGCAATGTCTTTATCGATAACGGCATAGGTTTCCAGGTTGCCGACTGTGTCGACGATCTGGGCCGTGGTTGACTTTGCGTTCGGAACGCCTTGGTTCAAGAAGCGCCAAGTTGCCTGCGGGAGGCCGGTTCGAACGGTGGTCTTATGACCAGTTGGGAGGTTGCCCTCGATGACGAGCATGTCCTCGAGGATTTCATTCGTTTGAGACAGGAGCTCGATGATCCGGGCCACTTTGTAGCCGTCGTCGAGTCTCTTGGCCCAGTCAGCATAAGTGATAGCTGATGTGCCGAGAATTGCCATTTGAGCTTAACCCCGTTGTGATGTTGGGAGATTGGGATACATCGCCTGTGCTGCGGATGGTTTTGCATCGCCGCGTGCAGGATCGATCTGGCCAAGTGGCGAAGGGCCACGACCAGAGACAGGAGTACCTTCGTTGATGCGCTGCGAGAAGGCATAAAAAGCGCGGACAAAGGCAGGGTGGTCACCAATGCCTGTTAAGTCCAATGCCTGTCGGAAGTCAGCGATCATCTTGGAGTCACCGAGCGATTGTATCGCGCGGCCAATCTCAGCCTTCACTGCGGCCTGTTTAGGGCCGATCACTGGGTCAGCTGCAATGTCTGCTCGCCACCCTTTGCGGGTTTCGAGGAAGAGTTGGTAGGGGGCGTCCATAGCCTCCTTGGTATGCTGAGTGTAGAAGTCAATGGCCTGTTGTGCCTGGTCCTGCGTGAGGTTCCAGTTCTTGAACATACCAGTGACTTCGCCCTTCAGTTCGTCCTTGAGTTCATAGCCCTCGGGGAGGGTGAAGTCGGCGTAGGCTTCGGGTGCACCTTCGCCAACGACCGGCTTGCCGTCCTTGTCGACAGGGGCAGCAGGCGCGTCTTTGGCGGTAGATTTATCGTCAGTGAGAAAGCTACTCCCTGGCGTCGGGCTCGTACTCGCTGGCGACTCCGCTGGTGGGGTCGTCGGAGTAGTCGACGAAGTTGAGCTGGTCAGTGGCGCTGCTATCTCGCCCGTTGCTGTCCGCGTCACTCCTGCTGAGTCGACTGTCGGTGATGGTGTCTCGCTCATTTCGCTCTCTCATCATAGTGACGTAGTGATCGGGGCAGTACTTCATGATGTCACCGAGGATCATGAGACCGAGGTTGCGGTTGCCTTCGTTGAAGGCAGTGCGGTGCGGGGAGTCGGAGTAGGTGGTGGCGAAGATGTTGGCGTTCTCGAGGATGTGGCAGAAGTAAGCACGCCCAGAACGGACGCCCATCGAGTGCATGACGAAATCACGCCGTTCACGCTCATGCTGCGCCGCTTGCTTCTTGAGGATTTCGACATGGCGGGGGTTGGTTGCATCCATCACAATCTCCAGCTGCCGTAGGACTTGATCATGCTGCCGCTCCTGGCTGACCGCCACCGCCACCCTGGCCAGCTTGGCCGATCATTGCTGCAAGAGCATTCTGACCGCCACCAACGTCGGTTTGTGAGAGGGTCTGTGCGCCTTGCGCGAGCTTCTGTGCTGCCTCAGCATGCTGCTGCGCCATGGCCTGCTGCTGTTGCTTGGCGCGATCAGCACGGATTTGAGCGATCTTCTGTTCCGGGTTGATCAAGCGCGGATCGTTGCCGAGCTTGTGCGAGAGAGCCTCGATGGCGTAGTCAGTGTCGACCACGTCCATGACTTCGGGCTTGACACCAGCGAGGTTGCCAAGGAGTTGCAGGATGCGCTCGATGCCCGCGCCGTCGGCTGCGTCCTGGGCCTGCTCGAGCATGGAGACGAACTCGATGTTGATGTTCGCGCCAGCGATCTCAGGCGGGGGTGGCGGGAGGATGCCAGCGCGAGAGGTGACACCAAAGACGCGCTCGACGATCTGACGCAGGCCCTCGAAGTTGATCCGGTCGAGGACTGGACCAAGCATGATCATGGCCTCTGCGCGAGTAGCGTCGATCTCGGTCGCGGTCACGTTAGACGATGTACCTTGGCGCAGGTTGTTCATCGTCTGGAAGAGGTTGTTGTAGAACGTCTCCGAGATCATCTTCTGGATGCGCTCGATGTCCTTGGTCATATCGTTCAGTTGCGGATTGACCATGTAGACAGGAGCGAAGCCAGTCTTGTTCTGGTTCAACATCCCAGAGATGTAGGTTATTCCTCCTGGGAGGAGGGAGGCCGGGGCGTTCTTAAGCTGAACATCCGCAACCATGGGCGGATTGACCATCTTGTCGATGCCTTGGGCCTTGCGTTTGGTTTCAAGCTGGAGTTGCTTGATGTCGGGGAGCGCGTCCATTCCGCAGCCCCGGCCATAGGCATCATTAGAAACAACGTCCCATCGGACAGCGATTGCAGGACTCTCGTGGTATCCACGCTTGCGTAATAGACCGGGAGTGAAACTACTTCCCCCTTGTGGCGAAGCTGAACCGCCCCACTCCCAATAAACTTCTCTGAATTTGAAACGATCAGATATTCCGAACTTCCGTCCGTCAAGGTTGGGTTCAATGGCATGGGCGACGATAAGCTCTCGTGTGAGGGAGGCCCCACCTTGGGTCCACAAGCGTGCGATCGAGGGCGAGACGTTCTCGAGACCGAACTCGTCCACGACTGCCGCAACGGTCATGGTGAATTCACGATAGAAGACGTCAGGGAAATAGGACTTATTGACGTCTAGGTAGAACTCGCCAAGGCAGGGGTTGATGCAGTTGATGACGTTGTTGAAGTCCTCGTAGATCAGCATGGTAGCGGTGCCGAAGACGACGAGGTCGAAGTAGAGGATGGCGATCGCGGTGTAGAAGTTGGACTCTTGGAAGATCAGGTCGAGGAGCTTTTCAGCCTGCGAAAGCCAGAGGGAGGTGGGGCTGGTCGAGGTCGAATCGATCCCACGGATTTTGAGCTTGAACCAACGCTTGGTTGGATCAGTGCAACCGGTCATGATGCCTGCCGCGAGATTGCGTGCGGACAGTGTGCCGGTGTTGTCAAGAATGTGTTGGTTGATTGGCGATCCGCGCTGCTGCTGGTTTGGCGTGATCAGCCATTTGTAGCGACGCGGGAGGATGTAGTCAGCGAGTTCGCGCCAATGGGTCCACCACGACCAGCGATTGGTGCGGAGGCCGATGAGACGGCCCTCGGAGTGCGAACGCAACGCGCGGTCCTCTTGGGAGATGATCGTGACGACTTGGCGCTGCTTTGGCGAAACAGCCTGAGCTGAGCCTACTCCGGGACCGGCCTGTTCCATCAGCGAGATGTCCTAAGAGTGCGGAGGGTTGGGTTCTTGCGCAGGGTATGGAGGACTCGGGTCGAGGTAACGCGGCGAGCAAGTGGCGACTCAAACATCGCGGTGTGTGCTGGCGCGGGGATCAAGGGCGGTGGCTTGGGCGTGTTGGTTTGACCTTGGGGCTGCGTGCCAAGTGGATTTTGGGGAGTGAGAGTTGGGAGATTGGGGACGTAGACCATTAGGTGCCTCGAACATCACGGACTGGCGAAGAGCGCTGGCGCTCGTCTGGGAGCTTGGTGCCTGGGCGGATGGCGCGCTCGCCTTCGCTGCCTTTGATCAATCGCGGGCCAGCAGGGGTTTTGATGGTCGAGTCCTTGCCGCCTTGATAGAATGGTGAGCTTGGGTCTTGGCCTTCGCGCTTGTCAGCCATGCCCATGCCTTCGACGCGTTGCGTCATGTCTTCGGGGCCAGCTTGGTCGAACTTGCCCATGCGATGCATCTCGGCAGCGGCCATCATGATCTGGGTTGGCGATGGCTGGACAACTGGCGCGCCAGTACGGTTGTCGATGGATTGGATGCCAGGGACTGTTGCCATTACTCACCTGTGAGTTTTTTCTGTGACGTGTTGGTTGGGTTGGTCATCATCGCGTCGCCAAGGAAGCTAGCAGTTGGGGACTTGGGTGGAGGCTTGCTTGGCGGAGGGGTTGTGCCTAGGAGCGGAGGTGGTGCTGGCGCTGCGGGGATTGGCGCGAGCGGGGGAGGGGTTGGTGGCGAG